TAGACGATGCCTTTTTTAAAGCTGGTACATCTTTTAACAAGCCTATACCCGGTCAGTCTTTAACAAGTGACCCTGAAAAGCCTATGCCCTTTGAAAAGGCTCCGTTGTTTACAGACCGTACTGATGTGTTAGAGAACTTCTTCGAGATGATAACAGAGCCGAAAGCCTATGATAACTTATTAGACGCTTTAGAAGAAGGAACCGCTGTCATGGATATTGTTCAGGTTTTACTTTATCAAGGGTTTCAAGAAGGTGACTTTAACCCCGACATGATGTTGTTGGTTGCTGAACCTCTTGCCTACATGATAGCAGCTTTAGCAGAAAGAGCAGACGTAGACTTTATTATTAGTGAAGACGATGAAGACGATGAAGACGATGAAGAAGATCTTCCTATCCTTTCTGAAAAGATGAGTACTATTAAAAACCCGCAGATGGATGATAAGTTTCCAGAAGAGTTAAAAACTAAAATAGACAATGTAGAAGCGCCTAAAGGGCGTTCTTTATTAGGAGCAAACTAAATGGCTGATAATGATTTAGCTCAAGCGTATTCTATTCTGGGTGAAAGTATGGGTTCATCGTACAGAACTAGGCGTAAAGAAGAGAAAGACTACAGAGACGATGCTAGAAGAGATGCTAGGAAAGATAAACTTATTAGTTATATTGCTGCTCCTATTCTTCAAGGCGCTGGTAAAGCTTTAGCAACAGGTGCTACTGATCTTATAGGTAATCTAGTGCTAGGTGAGAATGGTAAGGATTTCTTTAACACAGAGCAAGGGCGGATTGCTGCACGTAGATCGCGTTACGCTGATGATCAGGAGAAAATCCTTTTAAAAGCACGAAGTCAGCTTACACAAGGTGGGCTGGATGAGACAGCAGGGCAGCTTAACTTATTGAAAGAAGGTTACCTTGCTAAGATCAAGTTAGAATATGGAGACTCTGCTGAAAAAGCGAGTATGCGTAATATTGCAATGAGGCAAGCTATGCCAGATCTTGAAAAAGAAGCGGCTAGACTTGTTGAAGAGAGAGATAGTCTTATTACCTATGCTTCTAAAAGTCCTGATATGGATGTTTTAAAGGAAAGATTAAAATCACAAGATTCTTTTTACGGTAGGACTAAAGGTCAGAGAATCATGAGTACTTTAGTAAGCAAGTTTACTGGCAGGAAACCAGCAGAACAAGGTGCTTCTTATATCCTTACAGGTTCTACTGACCCCACAGAAGCGCAACGTATACTACGTGATAATTTAATGTCGGATACTTATGTAGAAGACTTTGCTAAGAAGCTTGCCAATCTAGGTGATGGTAGGAGGAACGCATATGAAAGTGCTTTTACAGAATTTGCCGCAGCTAACCCCGATCTGGTAAGGAGTATGAGAGAAGGAGAAAAGAGGAAAACCAAGGAATATATTAAACAGCTGGATTATGCTCGTGAGGTTGAAACAGATATAAACAGGTTTGCTACACTAGATCCTGCTAGGGCGGCGTGGATTGGGAAGAACGCAGATAACTACAAGAGTAGTGTGGTTATGCAATCAGCTTACTTTCATAAGATAGGTGGTTTTTCAGATGCCGCTGCCACAGTAGAGACTGATATGTACATGAACAGCAACATCAACCAAGACACAGTGAAACAACTTACAGAAGCTGTAGCCTTCTCTAGGACAAACTTAACTGGAGATGTTATTAAGGATCTTGAAAAGTTTCAAGCAACGAAACAATATAACGATGTTGTAAAAGAAACAGGACAACTTATTAATAATGTTTTTATTCCTTCTTTCAACAAAGACTTATCCCTAGCAATGTCTAAAATGAGTCTGGAAGAGAAAGAAAATCTTATAGGATCTATGGGTGCGAAAGAAGAACTCTTACGTAGATACCTAGATTTCCAGATAAAAAATAATCTTGCTACAGACAAAACAATTTTCACAAAGCGTTCGTGGCTGAGTAACGTTATGTCTGAAGAAAATGTAGCTCTGCTTGAGGATCCTGAAGCAGGATTACGTTTTATACTAGGTCAAGATCCTAAAAATGTTAGAGCAACCGCAAAGGTGAATGGGATTTATAAGAGAGCAGTTGGTAAAACCGTAACGAATACTGATAACGAAGAAGTAGCTCCGTTCTACATTATGATAAAAGACAAAACTAGAAGTAAATTTGATTACATTGAAGAAATGAAGGGGTCTAAGGAGGCGGTAACGAAGGAAGTAGAAGACGGGCTTTTAATGCTTAAAGAATCTCTTATAAAAAGAGCAGTAAATAGGAATTCTGTGAATGAGGATGGCGAGGGCGTTCTCTCTGCTGAAACTGTTACGGATTATGAAGAATTTTCATCTTCTCTTAGGGCTAGGATCGATGTTAAGTTTCCAGAAGAACCTACTACTGTTACTGAGGATTCTACACAGTCTATTGAGGGTACATCCTTTGCTACTCCAGTTACTGCGTTTCAGGCTGATAAAAAGGCTGCGCTTGCTAGGGGTAGGCGGAATCAACAGCGTCGAGATAATATTGTTGGGACGCTGAGTGACTTGATTACTCGTGGTGGCGACTCATTTGGTGTTCAGAAAGGTAAACAGTTTGGCTCTCCTAAAGAGCAAGCCTCTAGTCTCTTGAGCGGTCCTGCCAACCCTAATCCCGGATTTAGAAGCAGTAAGCGAAGTCCCCGGACTTAAGTAAAAATAATTAATCTAGGAATATAATTATGGATGAGTATCTTGATGAAGTTCTCGACAGCACTGAACAAGAAGCAGAGAGTCAGATACAACAAGAAGAGGTATATGACGAACAGTATTATAACTTTGACGAGACTTTAAAAAGTGATGAAGAAGAAAAACTTTTGGAATATGTACCGGATATAGAAGAAGAAGAAAGACAAGAACAAAAAGAAGGTGTATATGACGAACAGTATTATAACTTCGATGAAGATTTTGCTGAAGGTACAGACTACTCTCAGCTAGATAAGACTAGACAAGTAGCTTATGCATGGAACGCAGAACCTCTGCTTCTCAGCGTGAACCCTGACCAAAACTTTGGAATGATTGGTCAGGCTATTACAGCGGTAGCCACTACACTGTTTACTGATCAGACGATAGAAGACAAGTATAAAGAGCTTGAGCAAGAAAGATTAGATTTAAACTTAAAATCTTTTCCAAGGTTTGCAGGTCTAGCTGTAGAAGATGAGACAGTTTATATGACAGCGGGTAGGGTTGCTGCGGGTGTGTTTGATCCTGTGGGCTTTGTAGTCCCTTGGACAAAGGTAGCAGTACTAGGCAAGACAGCTACAGTTCTAACAGGTGCTGCTCTGGGTGCGTCTGAGACAGCTGCTAGAGAGTATACCGTTAATGGTGAGGTAAGTAGAACAGCCCTTGGTATAGGAGCCATAGGAGGCGGTGTAGCTGCTGGTATCGGTGAAGTTGTAAAGTCTGTTATTACTAAAAGAGCAGCTACAAAAGCAGCAGGAAGAACTGAAGTAGAAACAGCGGTTGTAAAGTCACCAGTATCTCAAGGTATTATAGATGATCTAGAAGAGGTAGTAAGTCCTAGTACTCCTTCGGCTAATCAGCCTTCTATAGAAGATATGAAGATAGAGTTAATGGGAGAGGCTTCACAAAAGTTAAGTCGTGGAGATCGTAAGAAATTACTGCAAGAGCAAGGGGAGTTAAGAACTAAGATTAACGCTGTAGTTATTGACCCTGCTGACCCTGTTAAAAAGAAAGGTTTACCTGCTAGAGCTGCTAAAAAACAAGCTCAAGATGTAGCTATAAAAGCAGCAGAAGAAGAGCGCAGAGTATTTCAAGACCCCTTAGATATTATTGATAGGCGTTTACAGGCTGATGAGTTAGCGAGTAATGCTGAAAGCGATCTGTCTAGGCTAGAGCAGGGAATAATACCAGTTCGTTACAAGGTTAAAAAAGAACCTGTTATTAACTTAACTAAACAAGAAATAATGAACGTAAAAACATCTGCTGCTAAAGTTATTGAAAAAGCAGATGACATTAAACCTGAAGACCTCGTTAATTATTCTTTTATTAAAAGAGAAACTGATCTTTTAGAAGCAGCAAAGGTTGAGCTACAGAAGCTACAAAAGAGCAGTAAACGTAAAAAGAAATCTAATCCTTCTATTGATGCTGATATTAAAAAACAATTGAAGGTTGTACAGGATGCAGAGAAACGTTTAGTACAGAACACAGTGAAGCTTTCTGAACAAAGAACAAACTCTTCTGTAGATATTGTGGAGGACTTAGCATCTGACGGTAAACTTACTGATGGTATTATGCAGAAAATTATCTACGAAGTTACTCGTCCTATTGGTTTCAGTTTAGGAGGGACGGCTATTGGTCTTTCTACTATGGAGGAAGATGACGGCTTTGAACATATTCTTATGTATGCTACTGCGGGTGCTGCTCTGGGACAGTTGCAAAAGAAGATACAACGCTCCTCTGCTTTAACCTCTATAAACAAAGAAACAGGGCAGTCCTTTATAAACAATGCAGGTGAAGGGTTCTTAGGAAACATCATACCTTACTTGAAATATAATACAGGCGCTAGTACAGCTGCTCGTATGGACGCGATGGGTGGATGGAGTAAAGTTATAGGTAATAGATTGTTTAGTACGCTGGGTTCCAATGTCGAAGGTGTTGAGGCCCGTACACAGCGTATGCAAGCTGAGTACCTAGAGAAGCTTATGAAAATAACGGGTTCTCCTGCCGAAAGGTCTGGGACAACACTCGCGAGACGCGTGGTCGATATAAACTATGATGTTATTGATGAAAAAAACGTAGCTATGAACACGATAGCAGGTGAGATAATGCGTGGTTACACGAAGGTAGATGATATTGCTGCTGGTTACACGGGTCTGAATAAAAACCTACGTGCTGTAGATGCGGACGATGTTGTTGAGATTAAGGCTATGGTTCCTCAGTTAGAGAAGCTGAGAGATGAAACAGCAAACCGTATGAGAGAGGTTGGTATTAACTTTAAAGAGATTGACTCTTATGGTTTGCAGCAGGTATGGGATATAGATGCTGCTGATATAAACTACAATCAATTTGTAGCTGATCTGGAAGAAGCTATTACTATCCAAGCAAAGAATAAAATGTCATCAGCTGGTAAAGCTTCTAAAGGCGTAGACTCTAAGGTAATCAAGGAAAGAGCTAGAAAGATGGCTGATAAGATTACTGGTCGTTTTATAGAACCCAGTGATAGTTCTTTCTTCGGAGCTGTTGAATCCCCTATATTCTCTAAGAACAAGGATACACAGCAATATAAATTCAGAACCGCTGCTAAAGCTTTTGAAAAGCAAAGGCTCTTATCTGACGTAGAAGCTACTAAGTTCATGTACGAGAAAGGATACTTGAACTTACATGCAGGAGAATCATTATCTTCATACGGTACTGAGTCTATTAAAGTAGCTGAGTTTGCAGAAGCCTTTGGTGCTAATGGTGAGATAATAAATCTTGCTCTTCAGAAAACAAGAGAAAGCTTTGTGAAAGCGATAGCTGAGAACCCCAACAATGCTAAGTATTTAATAAAGAGACAAGAAGCTTTTGAGCTACAGCTGACAGGTTCTATTGAAGCTTATTGGGGAGGCTACGGTAAGAGGCTAAAGACAGAGTTTGATCTTCCTATTAAAGCTTTTACTACTTTAGCAAACGTAAGATTCCTTACTACGGTATCTATCGCTAACCTTGGTGATATGGTACAGCCTTTCACTAATAGTTCTTATGGTGCTGCTATGAAGACTCTAGCAAAAAGAGTCAGCAGCAAAGGTGATAAGCAGTTTTCTCAGATGGGCAGCTTTAAGTATGACGATGGTTATGCAAGAGACTTAGCTTCTATGATGAGGAAGTCAGGCTCTAGAAATAGAGCTACTAGAGCACTTGAGAATATAAACGAGTTCTACTTCTTTACTGTTGGTCTAAGTAAGGTTACTAAGATGTCACGTAACTTTGCTCATGACGTAGGTGTTAACAGAGCGTTTGATCTGGCAAAGAAAACAAAGTTATCTAAGAACAATCTAGCTGAGTTATCAGAGATGAAGCTGACTACAGATGAGTTAAAAGATATTGGTAGGTTCGATACAGTTGAAGAAGCTTTTGAGGCAGCTGACTCTAGGAAGTTATTAGAGAAGGCAGGACGTAGTAGCACAGACAGAGATGCAATCATTCCTTCTGTAGGTAACCGCTTGTTGTTTACTAATACAAATAATAACGCTATACGTGCAGTGGGTCAGTTTATGTCTTGGGCGCAAGCAAAGACTTCACAGACTAATAGACTGTTAACAAGGGTAGAAAACGGAGATGCTAAGTTAGCTATCAAGATACTAGCAGCAACCCCCGTCTACGCTGGTTTCCTTGAGTTAAAGAGAACCTTAAACCCTAACTACATCCCTGATGATGATGACGTAACTGATGTCTCTGCCTATAACTTTGCTGGTGATGCTATGAAGCTGGGTGGTGGTTTCAATAACGCTATACTGGATAAAGTATTAGGTACTCTTAAATCTATGAGCTACAACAAAGGAGCAGCAGAAGCAGTAGTTCCTGCCTTTGATCTTCTCTTTAAAACTGGTAGAGGGATTGTTGAAACTGGTGAAGATGTAGCAGAAGGTAACGTTGAGAAAGCTTTAAAAAGGATGGCTCTAGCTGTACCCGGTGTAGCTCAAGCATCAGGCTGGACGGAGAAGATTACAGGTGATCCTCTAATAGATACGGAAGAAGAAGCTAAAAGCAGTGGGAAAATAAGACGCTATAACAAGGGCGGTGAAGTGTTAGATGTTCCTAATGTTCCAGTAGAGCCTGACCAACGTATAGATAAGATGACAGGACTACCTTATAACCAACAGGCTGGTACAGCTTTTGTTGATGAAGAGGATAGGCAAGATCCTTTACAGCGTCTAGGCTTTGTTAAAGGTGGAATGATTGAAGATCCTTTAAAGAAGCTAGGGTTTGGAGAATAAATATAAACATGGTTTTTAATTTACTTTTGTTACAGAGGAAAAAGAATGAGTTTTAATTATACAGTAAAGGAAGGTGACACTTTACCAAAGATAGCTTCTAAACTAAAGACAAATGTGGACACTTTGGTACTTGATAACGGTATTAAAAATCGCGATTTCGTGCAGGTTGGTCAGGTGCTGACTACTGAGATAGGAGACGATGATACAGGACAAAAAGATCTTTACGAATCAGCTGATGCAGCAGCGTCTGCGGTAACAGACAGTGTAAATGAAGAGAGTAGTGTTACTACTGAGACAGAGGAGAGGAACAGGGTTCAAGCTGAACAAGTCAAAGCTAGATCACTTCTTAGTAAAGCAGTTAAAGGGCCGAGCCAAGAAGAACAAACTAGAGAAGAAACCGCACAATTTAAAGCTGTGCAAAGGGGAGATCTGAAGAGTAGGCCGCTAGAAACACGGGAAGAGGTTGAAAGCGCAATTGCAACAGTTTCTTCATATTTCGGTGATGGCCCTGATGCTACAGCTTTGTTACGGGAGGTGGTTATTAAAGAATCAAACATGGGACAAAATCCCAATACCTACAAAATGGTAACGAGTAAGAAATTCGGCAGAGGCAGGTTCGGCGTAGCACAGGTTGACGAGGTGAGCTTTAACGATACACAGGCAAGATTACGTGGTGATAAAGGGCAACCTCAAGGACTCGTTTCACAAGTGGAGAAAATTAAGAATGCTTCAGGTATAGATTTACTTGATGTAGAATATGAAGATTTACGTGACCCTGTACTAAGTGCAATGTATGCAAGGCTTCACTTCATGAAGAACTCCGATCCTATATCCGACACAGTAGAAGGAAGGGCTGCGGCTTGGAAGAAACATTATAATAGCAAGGCCGGTAAAGGTAAACCAGAACAATATACTAAAGACGTAAGGTCTTATGACAAGAAATGGAAGCAGTAGACACGGTAAACAGGAAGAATAATATGAAACGCTTTATTGTTATAACAGTGTTGTTACTTGTCTCAGCTTGGTTAGATAAAAAGGAAAGGGAGTTACTACATGGCAGCTAAAAAGAAATCTAAAGTAAACGAAGCAGGTAACTACACTAAGCCCACCATGAGAAAGAATCTTTTTAACAAGATCAAGGCTGGTACTAAAGGTGGTAAGGGTGGTCAGTGGTCTGCTCGAAAGGCTCAGATGCTTGCTAAAGAGTATAAAGCTAAAGGAGGAGGGTACAAGTAATGACGCTCAAGAAGTCTCAGAAGTCTTTAAAGAAGTGGACTAAAGAAGAGTGGGGTACTAAGTCAGGTAAGCCCTCAACACAGGGAAAGAAAGCAACAGGTGAGAGGTATCTTCCGAAGAAAGCTAGAGAGGCGCTGTCAAGCAAAGAGTATGCTGCTACAACCAAGAAGAAACGAGCAGATACAAAGGCGGGTAAGCAGCACAGCGCACAGCCTAAGAAGATTGCAAAGAAAACTAAACCATACAGGAAAAAATAATGCCTAAAGATCCTAGATTAGAACGAGCAGGAGTTAGCGGATTCAACAAGCCTAAGAGAACTCCTAAACATGCAAAGAAGTCTCATGTTGTTGTTGCTAAAGATGGTGACAAGGTTAAAACAATTAGGTTTGGTGAGCAGGGTGCTAGTACAGCAGGTAAGCCTAAGGCAGGTGAGTCAGCTAAGATGAAAGCAAAGCGCAAATCTTTTAAAGCAAGGCACGGTAAGAACATTGCTAAAGGTAAGATGAGCGCGGCTTACTGGGCTGATAAAGTAAAGTGGTAGTTACTTAACTACTCTTATATCTAGTCTCTCTGCTTTTACAATCTTAGCAGCTGCGTCAATAACAAAGCTAGAGTGGTTCTCTAAGAGCTGAGTGATAACTTCTATATTCTCCTCACTGAGTTCCACTTGTGCTAGTGCTGTAATAATCTCTGAGTTCACACGTAGTGCTAATGCCAAAGGCGTTTCTGGTAACATAAAGATATCTTCTGTTATCATAGCGCCTGTAGCTCCTTCTGCAAATAGTTATGAAGCCCCTCTAGTTTAACAGTAGCCTCCTGCAATGCTTTCTTAACATACACCCTATCCTCTACGTCAAAGAGATCTAATCCTTTTTCTTGAAGCTTACTAAAGTCAGTCATCAGGTTACCATTAGAATCTATGTACACTTGAAAGGATATGATGTTAGCTCTCATAACTCACACACTCCTGCAACACATGCTAAGGTCTGTGATCCTTCAGTATTATCGCTAGACTCTGCTAAGTCCCAGCTCATGTCCGTAGGCATCTCTTTCAGTAACTTAGTATATTCTACTTTGTCAATCTTCTGATAAGGTGCTTGCTTGTATACATGCTCTTCTTCAGGAAGGAAACTAATACCACTGACGCTATCGAAGTTCTCCCAGATCCATTGACAGACAGCGAAGAAGTTATCGTCGTTGTAGTAACAGGTCATGGAAGGCTTATGCTCACACCAGTGATCCTGATAGATCTTCCACAAGTATAGCTGCTCCATAGCGCCCATGCTTTCAACAGTGACTGCTTTGTTAGGGGCTTTCTGTGGAAAGCTGAATATCCAGTTAGATATGTTCGTTACGTCCTCTTCGTGAGGAAACCCTGCTTCAATCATTGCTGTTGCAAGAGGGTCTTTCTTATCAGCGCGTACAGTCCTGACGTAGTAATCACTGAAACGAGGATGGATACCTGAAGCACTGTCAGTAAGCTGTGAAACTGTTCCACTAGGCTTAACGCATGTGATAGCAACAGACTGATTAACACCCAGAGTCTCTGCCCACTTCTTATTAGTCTTGACTGCTACAGCCTTTAACGTTTCTAAAAGCTTACCAAGCTTCTCAGATCCTGTAGAACCATTGGTTAGTTTACAGTCCATGATCCCTGTCATAGACACACCTAGCAATGCTTCTTCTTCGGTGTTCTTTTTCCACACGTTACGTAAATAACGGAAGTCTGTCATTGTAGATTGTAGTGTTCCTAGTATCGTAGCAACCTTAACTTTATCTTTAAGAGTCTCTTCAGTGTCATCAGCTCTTACAATAACTTCTGAAAGGTTACAGAACTGATAAGGTCTGAGGATGATTTCACTACAAGGGTTAGTACCAAACTTAAAGGTAGCATCTCTACGCTCGTTACGCGCTGCAATCTTTTGAGCAGCAATACGACTAAAGATACCACGCTCTCCAGACTTAGAATCGTAGAGACGTTTCATTTCTCCTGAGTAGGTATCGAAGTCAGGCTTCTCTGAGTAAACAGCACTGTTATTAGCTAAGGCTCGCTGCCCGTTAGTGTCGTACCAGTTACCGTTCTTTGCATTAGACATACGGTTATCAGTTACATTACTTAAACTAATAAGAGCAGAACGACGAACACCGCCTACAACAACAATGTCAGCGATCTTACATACTAAGTCATGACACTCTAGTGAAGTAAGCTTACGTCCTGTTGCACCTTTGAACAGTAGTACTGCGTAGTTGAACAGATCTGCTAAAGGTTGTGGGCCACTTGCTCTGCCTCCAAAGGTCTTGAGCCTAGCCCCTGCTGGACGTATCTTAGTTAGGTCACACTTAGGTACTTTACCTGCGTAGAGAAGGCTTATAAGCTCTCTGAAAGCACTAGCCCAGCCTATCTTACTGTCAGATACAACAACGGTTGACTCTGTATCGTGGAAGCTATCAGCAACCACAGGAAGCTGGTTAACATAGTCACGTTCTACACTGAAGCCTACACCTGTACCACACAGGAGAATGTACATAAGCTCATCAAAAGAACGAGGACTATCAATAGGAAGGTAAGAGCAGTTGAACCCTGCTACATTGTCACGCTCTAGTGCTATACCTGCTGTCATGAGACAACGCATAGAGGGCATTACTTCTTGAGCTGTAATAGACTTCTTTAAAACCTGTGCTTCGTTGTTATTAATCTGTTCTCTATCTATAAAGAACTGTAGGTAACGGTCTATTGTTTCATCCCATGTCTCTCTTCTTTGTTCGCCGTCTAAATAACGAGCGTATCTACTCTTGTGTATGTACTGCTGATACTGATCCATCTATGTTCTCCTGAACTAGTTGTAAGTCCTCACTGCTTTCTAAGCTTCTGAGTTCTTCTATTTTAATGCTTTTAAAGTTCTTGTGGTCTTTAGTAACCTTGCCTTTACGCTTCTTATTAAACTTACCGCGTCTCTCTGTTTTTCTATCAAGATAGTTTTTTTCTAACATCTTCCAGAACCTCTAGCAGTTTGTTCTCATACCACTCAGCTTTTTTTAAATCCTCTATCCCGTTCTTATGTGGGTAACGCCAGCGGTATTTAAGAGAGTTACCTCGTAAGTAACCTATAAACTCTTCGTCTGTAAGCATAGCTCTAATACCATCAATGCACTCTATACTACCACTATTATAATGAGAAGGCTTGTTAACTATATCAAAGTCTTTAGGAAAAAGATCAGTCTGTTTACTGCTTTCTGAATCTTTAGCAGCTCTGTGTACGGCATCCCACTCATCAGCTGTTGCGTTATTTAACATAAGGTATCCTATCCGTTCGTTAGTTGTTTCGTCTGAACTCATTCTTCACTTCTCCATTCTTCTGGCACTGTCTCAACAGTAAACCACCTGAACTCATTAGCCGTGGCCCATTCACCGTGGCTTCTTTTAGTACCGTCTTTACGTTTCTTAGCTTGAGGCATAGGTGCTTCAGCATTAGCAAAAAGAAACACTAGCTCCGTGTCACTGGGTAAAGACTTTCTTATCCAGATATACTTACTGAATTCTCCGAAGTCCCAGAACCTACCTTTAGCTTCGATGATTATCTTTTTACGACCTATCTTTTTTGTGAAGTCGGGGTGGTAGTTATGATCTATTACATAAGGAATCTTACCATCGTGATGATCCCATTCTTGAAGCAAGGTATCGTGTAGAACCTTTTCCCACTTGGAATCATAACCAGCAGGTTTACCTTCTTCAACAGGTCTTTTAGCTCGTGGTTTTCTTTTCATGTCAGTGTACTAACCCTTTTCTTTTTACTGATTCTAATTCTAACAGGACTATAAGTTGATAAACAACCTCTATAGGAACATCAGCAATAGTGCTTTGTTGTGATAGGAAGAAACGTGCTAGGTTAACAATGGTTAACTCTGGCTCTGTATCTAATACATCTGATGGTTCTATCACGAGCTTCTTGTCTTTCTAACTCTGTCTTCGATATCACGTATAGTAATATCATCTAAAGCTTTTAACTTTCTTTTTAAAATTAACTTGATGTAAGCCTTAGATCCCCTATAAGAATAAGGGATTGACCAAGCTGTTCCGTTTTTAGCAGACAAAGGATTCTTGGTAGTGATATCCTTTTTGGTTATCTTCTCAATCTCTGAGTCAGGTAGAACAGTCTTCAACCATTCAGTAGAGATGTCTAAAGCTTTCTTGTTAATTCTTTTAGATAAACGTCTATTCATTTTAAGTATACCTCTTGTACTTTTGGCATTGATATAACCCTTGTAAAATACTTAACACCATTAGAGTATTTAAAAGCTCTTAGACCTACACCGTTGTTTGAATCTTTCCAGCACTTACCTTTGTGAGGACAGTACACACATCCAGAAGCTAGTCTAAGGTTACCTTTCTTTCCTTCTGCTAGTTCAGAGTAACAGATATCAGGAGGTGTATCCTTCTCTAGGCTATCTTTGATACTGGCTATCCTAGTTCTGATGTTAGGCTTGGAAAGCTGTCCCGGTCTAAACAAACAAATCTCTCCTGTCTCTTTATTGATAGCAAAGAAACCACCATCCTCTGTACCCTCTGCTTCTTCGTAGCCAGCTAACTGAGCCATGTAACCGAAAGGGTCATCGTTAACTAGTGTACCCTGAGAGAACTTTTTAAAAGAGAAGTTAGAGGCTGTCTTAATATCAACAACCTCACCATCTATCTTACAGTCCATGTGTCCTTTGATACCATCAACCTCTACTTGTTTTTGCATAGCCGTTACAGTATGTCCTGATAGTTTAATCAGTAGTATTGCAATCTGCTCTAGTAGATGTCCATATAAAAACTTAATGAAAGTAGAGGGGTGTAGCTTCTCTTTAGTCTCAGGGGTATCTTGCATGTCATACCACACCCTACGTATAGGACGACCTACGTTAGACATGCGGATAGTCTTTGACTGTAGGTGAGGGGTTGACCAACCGTCAAGAGCCTCTCTCATATTAACAAGAAACTCTTCTGTAAGTTCTTCTGGTATGTCTATGCCTACGTCAGAGTTAAGCCCTTCAAGTACAGCATAGATATCAGGTATTAAATTATCTAGATCTTTCATGTGCGATGCCTCACGAACCGTATCTTCCGTGTATGAGAGTTGTAGTGTAGGTACTGAACACCAAGTTCTTTCTGCATGTCTGTTCTCTTAGAGAGACGACTATCCTTGTAAGACTTAACATCTATCAGGGTTAGTTCTCCTTCAGGTGTCATAGCAACAATATCAATAGGGCCTGTGCATCCACAGTTTCTAAAGACTTGGTATCCATTATCCCACAACCATGTTATAGCGTAATGCTCTGCTAGATCGCCTATCCTACTTGAGTCATGCTTAGGTTTATCATTTGTTATTTTAGTTGGTTTCATACTCTGTCTCCGTCAACGGCTGGAACTTGTTTGATTTAATTAAGTTATCTTTTGCTGGTATCGCTTGAAGGTTTGTTTCTACATGTAGTCCTGATACAAGCTTACCTTTAAGAGGGATGATATGATCCACATGGTAAAGTTCACCTGTCTCTACAGTCAACGCTCTAGCTTGTTTGTATACCTGTTCAATCAGCTTTTTATTTGACCATGAAACAGTCCGTTGTAATTGAGCGGCTCTACGCTGGGCCTTGTTTGCTCTTACACGGGCTGGGTTCTTCAGTCGCCACCTTTTGGTTTCAGCACTCTTTAGTCGGGGATTAGCCGCCCTCCAAGCCCTATTATAAGCCCTTCGTTTTTCTTTAGTTGCAGCCCTGTAAGCCATTATTTTTTCTTTATTTGCAACCCTGTAAGCCGCTCGTCTTTCACGCTTTTCTTGATCAGTGAGTTTCATAAGAATTATTTCCCTTATGTTTACTGGTTATTTTTTATAATTTCTTTGGCGCAGTAATAACAAACATCATCAATGTCTCCAAACTCTGTTTCACTTGGGTGTCTCCAGTGGGTAGTCACAGAGCAATCATGACTGCCTATACTAACAGTGAAAGGTGGACTCCCCTCGAAATAATGCTCCTCCCATTCTTCCCCTTCGTCAGAGGGGTCTGAAGGTACGTATTTGTTTAATTTTAAATCGTATTTTATTGGGAGGTATTGCTCTACTTCCTTACAAAAACATAAGCTATCTTTATTAATGTGTTTCACTCCAGTTTTCTCCTACCTTATGCTCCCCGTCAAGTGGGCAGCTTAGTTTAAGAACTTCACCAGCTTCAATTATAGACTGAACTCCTAGCTTACCAACCTCTTCAGCCTGATCTTCTCTTACCTCTATCTGCCACTCGTCATGTACATTAGCAACGAAGTGAGCATCTAAATGCTTTATCTTTTCATCTAGTATAACAAGAGCTTGCTTCATTACTATAGCTCCTGCTGATTGTAGCAGAGTATTCAATGCACTATGCTCACTACGTACTGTAAGCTTACGTCCATCTAATCCTTTGAGATATCCTTTTTCACACGCTGCTTCAACTCTTCTCTTAAGCTTTGCGAATGATGGAAGATTATCAAAGAAAGATTTTCTAAGTCTCTCTCCAGCAGCCTTACCTCCTCCAGCCACTTCTCCAAGCTTAGCATCTCCTGCTCCGTATAGAAGCGCATAGATGAATGTCTTAGCCTGATTTCTTGATTCAAGTCCTGCAAGTTTTTGATTAGTGGTGTGAATATCTCCGTTAAGGATTTCATTAGTATACTCCTTGTCGTCCATATAGTGAGCAAGCATTCTTAGTTCTAGACCTGAAGCATCTATACCTACCAGCTTCTTGCCTTGAGGTACAGTCCAGCAAGAGCGACACTCTTCACCATACTTAGAACCTGAGTTAGGAACCTGCGCTAGGTTAGGGTTACGGTGAGACATGCGCCCTGTGATAGTACCATTAGGTATGACGAACCCATGTACTCTACTGTCGTCAGCTTGCTTCTCAAGCCATGATTTAATCTGTCCTTCTCGCTTCTGTAGCAGGAAGAACTCTTTAATTAACTCTGCTTGAGGGATGTCTTTGATAAGGCTGAGTGTCTTCTCGTTTATGACAGGTCTACCATTAGGGGTAAGCTCAGTAGGAACCCAACCAAAGTCCTGTAGGTACTCGCCTATCTGTTTACGTGAACCAAGGTTAAGTTCGATACAGGTAGTACGTGTTATATGAAGAGGAACATCATGGTTCTTCTCAGAGAAAAGACTATGCTCTTCTTCCGTTAACCTTACAGCAGGTATTGCTTCTGCTTCTTTCTCTTTGAACTCTCTTCTAAGATCATAAGAAGTACCAGACTCAGCAAGCTTAGAGATTGATCCTGTCTTGGTGAAGCGTGGATACAGTTTCTGTTTAAAAACTTTAGGAAGGAATACTTCTTTAGTTTCTTTCTCAACCACTGTCATACGTTCCCGTATCTCTGCTAGTAGTATCTCTGCTTTACGATCATCAAAGTAAAAGCCGTAAGACTCCTGCTCTTTCATGATACCTGCTACACCATGCTCTAGCTTAACTGAGTCAGGTGAGAAGCCTTTACTCTTCTCTCTTAAAGCAAAGTATACCTGAGTGTTAAGCTCTACATCTCTTATGCAATACTCCAGCATCTCTGCTGTATAAGCCTCAAACTCTTTGAAGTCCATCTTATTGAAACCAAGATCATGACCCCACTGTGCTAAGCTATGCCCTCCATCTCTTACAGGGTTGAAGAGGCGCGACAAAACAAGCGTGTCTATCAGAGTCTTATCTGTAGCAAAGGTAGGCTTATTCATAACACGCCTTACAACAGGGATATCAAACCCTATTATGTTATGCCCTACTAAAGAGTCTGCATTCTCTAGCAGTTCATA